ACAAGATATGTGCCCGATGTTCATAATACTTGGAACGGTTCAACTTTTTCAGGATTTGACGGATATCTTCTTCGGTTAAGTCTGCGATGTTTGTAATCCTACGTTTCCGGATTTCTAGAATGACTTCATTCATGACATCTTCGGGAATAATCGTGCTCTCCTTCGCTTGAAACTGATTGAGAATCTCATTGAGATGGTTAATCTTCTTGTAAGCATAATTGTTCCGTTCCTTTGGCGGGTCACGGAACGACGGGAAATCAGACACGACCAAAGCATATTCTTCAGATCCACACTTGGGACAGACTAGGATACCTTCCGACGTGATTTCTTCACGAGCTGTGTTACAGGCTAAACAATGTTCTGTCATTTGTTGTGTAGCTTCTGGTCCAGTTGACATCTTCATTCTCTGGACGTATTCGTCAAACACCTGTTTCCGTGACATTCCAATATCGCTGACAGATGGAGTTGTTGAGAAAAACTTGAGAAAGGTATGTGCGTCACGAGGTGTTGACGAGATAGCAGACACCGAATCCTGTTTCTTGTAGTATTCCATCAAAAGGTCCATATTTTTCATATAATAGTCCTCCAATGGATTGACTGTCACCAATTCTTTCTCAACCTCTTGAACTCGCGCTTCTACACGCTTTGCTTCTAAGATACTGTCAATGTCATTCTTTGAATGGAGTTCAGAGATTGTCTGTTTGAGGCTCTCCACCTCCTTCTGGCGATCTTCCTGTGTCGACATCAAGTCGCGCAGGCCTTGCACTACGTCTCGATGAACGGAGTCTAACGTCCCTGTCGTGGATGCCGAATTCGGTGTCTCGCGTATTTTCCTCACTCGAAAGACGTCCATATATGAATTCTTTCACCTGGTTCCTGTAGACCGTATTTCCAAACAAACAAGGACGTTGACGTTGAAGAATCGCAATCGTCGTTTCAGGATCCATATGAAAGTTCTTACAGATATAGGTCAATGCTAAAAATCCACTCCGATTCATTCCTGCCTGACAATGGACGTAGACTACACCTGTTCCCTCTCGCAGAAAACGATGGAGTGTTTCTTCAAATTTAGGATACCAGTCCAAAATCTTGTGATGAATGCTATCGACTGCATTGATACACACATATGTGTTCGGACTCACAACCCGATACCACAACGGACAATCAAAATCAGAAGCACAGTTAATAACGTGTGAAATCGTATGATCAGATACAAACCTGGGTGTAACAAATGCACCCGGTCCAACTAAAATTCGCGTGTGGAACCAAGCGGGTGGTTGACGTAAATAGTCAGGTCTAAACATTGTAGTAATGCGGTTTGTTCTTTCTAAATATTGTCACGAAGAACAATATGCTTGCACTCCTAGTTGGAGTTCTTCTAAAGCTTTATGATGATTTTGTAGACGATGAAAAAATTCTTACAAACGAACATCTCATATCAATACTGCGAACACTTCAAATTGGCACCGCAACGATTCTATTTACAAATGATTTTTGGGCATGTGTTCTTTTTGTAGCCTTTAATCTAGCATGTGTGGTTTCAAGCCATATAGAATACACTGGCCCGCATGTGGTTTCGTTTCTTACACTAGCGCCTTTTTTGCTGTTCGCAAGTTGGCCACATAAATCTCCCTTTGGCACTAAGCTGGACATGGCCGCACTTTCTATTATCATTGGAACTGGGTTGATGGAACCAACTTTATTTCCAGAAGAAGCGAGTATTCTGAAGGGAATTTCTCGATTCCTAGGTGTTTTGTTCACAGGTTGGTTGTATTTACAATTTCCATTTAGTTTGGCGACACAGATCTTTCTTTTGATTGGATGTGGCTATTCTATAGCATCTGTAGTTGGTCAGCTTGTTAAATTAGGATTTATCCCAAAATCCCAGATAGAAACGTATTGAAGAAATTGGTCAATACAACACATGCTGCTCCCATCGCAGCTGCTCCTGTCCAACTCAATACACCTCCCGATGTATACGAATTTGGCACATATTGAAGCAACAAACTACGAACGGCAGACAATGAAATTACAGCTCCTGCGAGGAAGATGGCAATATACAACGTCGCATGACTGAACATGAACCGCATGGCGGGCAAACTAGGTTTGAACGAAGGTGCCATTCCGGAGTGTCCGGGTGTTGGAACACTTGGCATTGGAATCACAGGTGGTTGCGACTGAGGGCCTTGAGGCGAAGGAAGAAGGGCATCCAAGGAAGTTGCGTCGTCCATTGTTTTATGTAGAAGAGGAGGTTTCACAGGACGCATCTTCCACGCGATAGCGATAGCATTTTCCATCAATTCGCACCTGTTTATCTACAATTTCCTTCAATGGAAGAGCAGGAGTCTTAAAGGAAATGACATTCCGATGAAACATAAGAACTGCGATTCCAAGTCCGATTAGAAACGAGAAAAAGGGAGCAGCACGATGAATCGCACGTGCCACTCGTTCTCCTGTTATCATACTCTGCATTATGTATTCGCGAGCAAATTCAATGATTCAGGTTCTGCTGAACATGGGACTTCTTCGGAAATAAACCGAACACATCCTGTATCCGTATGATAGGTGCTATCATCGTATGGTTGTGGCAAAACCTTTTGCTTGCGAGGCGGAGGCACTAATACTGTGGCGATTAACATACCTACGATAACCCCGGCTACAACCCAACGAGGTTCAAGCATTTGTTTAAGTGTTCGGTATATTTCGCAACCATTCTCGTGTTGCCGAAAAGATCAGTGTCCATACGAATCCAGAATAAGGAATAAGAACAGCAGCTGCCGTAGCCGCGTAGCCTAGATAGGTAAATCCATATTGGATAAATGTCTTGTAGGTAATGATAACGCTAAATGCCCAGAGAAATGTCGCAGCTATGACCCCCAGGGATTGAAAGATCTGAGAAACAAGAGAGGAGAACTTAAAATTGGCAAGGATCGACGTATCAATTTTCAAAGGTTCAGTTTTCTCCTGTTTTCCAATTGTAAACTCCTGTCCAGCAGGAACTTCTACCGTCGTTTCTTCTCCAGTTTCATCGTCACGTAACGTAGCTGTAAGGCGCGATCCTTTAATTATATTAGCAGCTGACTGCGTTTCATTCTCCTTTTCTTGCAACCGTTGACGCTGAAGTTCCTGACTTTTCAATTCAATACATGTAACATCGTTTGCGTTTCCGCATACATTGATCGCCTTTTCTTTCGATTCGGCTACTTCATCATCTGTCAAGGATATTTCGCCTCCCACTTGAATCATTGGCAGTAAACCGGAATCAACCGAAACCGCCAAACTTCCATCTGGCTGAAGTTTGTTTTTCAACGTTGGTAACACGTCTGTGCGCGACCGTTCGTCGCCATAATAAGCACTCACGACACTGACTGGCATTGTTATGATGCGAAGACTAGATTGCCAAGGCCTGATACGATGCGCAAGAAATTGATTGCCTCTACGTAGACTCCAACGGTATATGTGTAGGTAAAGATGACGTTGTCATTGGTTTGAACAACAGACACGATCTCAGATGGGTCGTATAAATTCAATTGAGCTGGTGGAATTACGACTGGATTTGGACTAAACAAAGTAGATTTCAAAACGCAGACAACGGTTGAGGTCGCTGCTCCATCTGTCGTAGATGTCAATGGCAATGGTTGTTGAAGTGTCAAACGCAAGGTGATCTTATTGAAAACACTTCCATTCATTGCTCCTGAAGGTTGATATTGGTCATGATCCAATGCAAAGGAATACATATACACACCTGGAAGCGCGGGAGCATCGCCAGTAGTGTGCCGATACATTTGAAGCAACGAAAAATAAGGAATTGGTTTTGTCTTGAAACGTTCCTTCCCGTCAAACAACAAGACTCCATCTATAACCGAATCGCGTGGGAATACAGATGTCACTTGTTGTTGACCAGATGAATAGAGAGATGTAGTAGGTGTAGTTGAAATCGCAGACCATGGTTGTGAGGATGGTCCTGTCCAGTTCGTATAATTATCCCAATCATTGACTTGTATCCTGTCTGAGCGTTGTGAAGCAAAGACTATACGTGTAACCAAATTGAACATGGGAATTTCAAGATCTGTATTTCCTCCAAATTGACCTTCACGTCCTACATACCGAACTGTTTTAACAAGGACAGTTGTATCTGCCTTGGCAATTTGATTCCACTCCAATTCAGTAAGATAGATAAAGTTACCTTCCAGATATGGATCTGGGAAAAACGTTGTCAAGGTAGGATTGCTTGGAGAACCATCTGCCAATGGAGGAGACAAGAACAACTTCAATGCATTGTAAGTCGCATCGGCAGTTGGCTTCACGCGCTGTCCATAGGTTGGACTAGATGGATTGACATCTATAACTGTATATAAATCATTCAGATTCCGTAGGGTTACATTGATATAGACTTCTGAATTCTGAAGAGCGGCGAGAGGAAGTGCTAGACCTGGATTCTCGCAAAACCAGAAATGAAGAGGAACAATCAGTTGACGACTACGAATACTTGGTTCAGGAATTGTTGTCATAGGAGCGACCGTTGGAATAGAAATAGGAGCAATTGCGTGTGGATATTGCCCCTGTCGATCAAAGGCGTTTGCTGGATCATACAAAGCAGGAACGTTTCCGACCATTTCATCTACGATCAATCGTTTGTTCCGATCATGTGTCAAATACGAATAAAACTTCAACCACTCACCACTCAAACGTTGAATCGTTTGCCCATTCATGACTAAATCTACATGATCAATGAGATTGTAACCAATGTTTGGAATCCATTGAAATTCGTATCCAATGGAATTTCCAGATGCTCCTGATTCATACCCGGTTGGAAGTGTTCCTACTTCCACCAAGGGTGACCAAATATCTGGAAGCGTAATGGAAAGATATGTATCGTGAATGAGTTGAGCATACCGATCAATGCGGCACGAAAGCGTTCGGGTTCCCGTGACAGAAAACTCTAAGTTTGAACTTGTAAACGACATCCGAATAGACTCCATCGCAAAATTCGTATGACGGCGATAGACAGCCCTGAAATGAGTCATGGAGGGATTTCCATTGACTAACTCATTTTGGGCGCCTACACCCACTAATTGCATTAGGCCGCCAGGCATTTGTATTATGATATACGTAATCTTTAACCGTTTAACCGACGATACCCGCATGCACGCTCATTGGCAATGCGATATCCCTACGAAGAATGTTGCTGTCCTTGGTGTTCACCGTCGTTGGCTGCGTGACAATACAGTTCACGCATTCACTTGAAAAGGTGGCAGTGCCTGGCACACCTCCCCACGCACTCACCGTCGGTATCACAAATCGCTCACGCTGAGTCGCCTGGTTGGCCACAACAGAGCGATAGACAGAGGGGAACTTTTGATGCTGTGGGGGAGGTGTCGTCGAATAGGTTGCAGCTATAATCTGACGCTTCTTGCGCGTCACGTAATCTTGCATGGAATTCACCTGCATTTGTTTACCGACGAGATGTTTTACGACGAAGACCCTTTGAGCGCTTGGTCTTCTTCTGTAGACGCTTACGTTTGCCGCCCGCACCGACGTTTATCTTGGTCGAACCTTGAAAGGGTGGTTTTTCCATAACCTCTTTTAGTTTCTCAATCACCTTCAACAACGTATCGTCATTCGTTAAATCCGTATAGTGTTGATCACGAATGCTCGTCTTGGTACGTTTGTCGCGTGAAACAGCTTCTCCAAGAGGGTTAAACGGACGAAGTTGAATACCATTTTTGATATTTTGTTCATTCTGTGTGTTTGCTGGAAGATCGTCTACAAGAATGGTGTTGAACGGCATGAAGTTACCATCCTGTTCATACCGAATCCACTTGATATTTTTGCGGCCGCCGTAGTCATCAGACGCTTGGTCGGCATCCTTTTCAGACCACACATTCGCAACATTCCACTTCTTGTTCCCGCCACGCCTTTCGATCAACTTAGCCACATTTTTCGCATAATCTGCATCAGAAAGTGTCCAGAGATTCACCGTTCGACAGTTCTTGAACAAGAAATCAAAGAACTTGTCAAAGTGAGGACGCAAAATAAAGAATCCGGATTCACTACGATCCGTTGTCTCGTATTTAGGCTTGTCCGCATCCGGAACGCCCTTCTCCCAGTCATCGCGCCCAACGAACTGCACAAACGTCTCGTCGATATCCAAAATGACGTTCATTCTGATTTATACACTGCCATTGAAAAAAAGTAAATGCGCTTCGTTCTTGTCAGCACACATACAGATCAGACAACTGGGTATTCCAAGGTCTCGTTTAATCTTCTGAAGCAGCTGGCCACTCTCAGTCCTCGTGTGAAGACGTTTCATTTTGGATTTCAACGTCATCCCAATTCACCGGGAATGCGGAAGGCACCGGAGGGAATCGTCCAATACGATGCAGCGGCAAACGAAGATCCAAAGGAGGAGGGATTCGGGTTCAACAAGATCCGAGAGTATCTTGATATGGTGAATCCTGATATTGTCATGATCTATAATGATCCACTCATCATTCATCGGTTTATTGAATCGATGAAACATGATAAGAAGACATCGCCATATCGTCTGTGGATCTATGTAGATCAAGTCTACGAGGGAATTGCCCAGCAACTGATGGATTCCATTCGTGATCATGCGGATCGTATCTATGCGTTTACCGATATCTGGAAGAAACACTTGATTCAGGACTATGGAATTACCACGGATATTCAGGTCTTGGAACATGCAGTAGATCCTGGCGTGTTTTCACGCCTTCCTGTAGATGCAAAATATGCGGGTCGTAAAAGCATGGGAATTTCAGAGGATGCAATTGTCTTTTTGAATGCAAATCGGAACAGTCAACGCAAGCGGTTGGATTTGACGTTGGCTGGATTTTCTCAGTTGCTTGTCACACAACCAAAGGCACATTTGATCATTGCAACCAATGTATCTCCTCAGGCAGGAGCATATTACGATCTTCCTCGTATCTTTTTACGTGAGTTGAAGCGTCATGGTCTTCCCGATTCCATGGCAACTCATCTGACGTTGATTGATACGTCTCCTCCTAATGTAATTGATGATGCTGGAATCAATCAGCTTTACAATGTGTCTGATATCGGTATTAATACATCCGATGGAGAAGGTTATGGATTGTGTCAGTTGGAGCATATGTTTACAGGAGCACCGCAGGTTGTGACAGATGTAGGAAGCTATAAGTCTTTCTTGGCGAACGACGTAGCTGTATTTATTCCACCTGGAGATGACGTATATTATGCTGGGGCAATGCCTTTGGGTGGTTGGGCGCCTAGTTTCTCTCCCAAGGATGTTGCCCGTGCCATGGAAACTGCAATTCAGTCACTTCCTACCATGCGGGAAGCTGTGAAGAACTACAAGTTCAAGACATGGGCATCTGTCTGTGATGGTTGGTTGGAAGATGTGTTGAGTGTCTAAGGAAGCAACCATTGGATAGATGTGCTAGACGTCATCATTCCTAGTCGCAACAACCGTTTGTTATCCTCATAAGCATGTCCGTCAAAGACTTCTTTCGTCGCCGGATCAATGAAAAATACAATTCCTTTGATCGATACCTTTTGAAGCTTACGACTGCGTTTGACGTTGTTTCGTAAATACGAATCGTCCAACTCGTCAAGTTTTACATCTGTTTTAAATGCTAAATCTTCGCCTGTTACATTTGCTTCAAATCGCATACATGTCATCACTGGAGTCTCGCGACCATGAAATTTACGATGAACTTCACAATCAACTGCGGATTGTTTGAGCAAAGTTGAAATTTCACGGTTTGTTACTTCTTTTTCATAGGAAATTTCATAAAGGTATTCGTCTGTTGTCATAAAGGTTTCCACGGGATCTCCTTCATAACGTTTCATCACCATATCACTTTTCCGAATCAATACAGCATTGTTTTCTACCGATCCTGCCTGTTCTTTATTCAACACACTCATGTAGAAACTCACACGCACCGTGCGATCTTCAGGTAGAAGACCGGCATGTGAACAAATGCGCACAGCACGACCAATGACTTGTTCATGACGAGCGGGATTCCAATGTGGTTCCATGATATGAACACGACGCACATTTCGGAGCGTAATTCCTTCTGCACCCGCAGAGGATGCCATGAACAAACACAAGAGTTTCTTTGGAAGTGCTTCCACAGATGCCCTAAGACTAGGAGGGAATCCTATTTCGTATTCAGGACCATTGAAAATCTGACGTAAATACTCGCGTTCGTCTTCATATGCGGAACCTTGTCCTCCAATATATAACGAGTAGGCTGGTTTCTTTGGATCAAGTGTTTTATCTACGATCCATTGATCACCTTCTTTCACAAGACGAAATTGCTGCCAGCCGTTTGCATCTAATATAGTTCGAAAGACACCAAGACCTTCTAAGGATTGATATTGCGAATATACGAATTGATTGTTCCATACATCTCCTGTTCCTCGTGTTTCTTCGATATTCTTTAGCATACGAAGCATTTTAGGACTGAATGTTTCCAATGCCTTTGAAGACAAATAGTTTTCTGGTTTTGCTAGAAGTTTCTGAAGAACAAGTTCTTTGGTAACTACTTTGTCTTCACTTGGCATGTCTTCTACTTCCTTTTCAGCTGCCTCGCGCATATCTGGCGGAATCATATAATTACATGCCAACCGTGACAACACTCGGAATGTTTTCATTTCATTGTCTCCTGTAGCAATGGTTGGCTTTCGCTTGTTACGAGTTAGTTCTTTGGAACGAACATCCAGATAATACAAGTATTGTTCTGCTGACATTGGAACTTTTTCTACCATAGATTCGGATTCTATTATCTTTGGAAGGACTCGTTCATCTGCTCCTTTGTAATAAGAAACAAGACCTTGAATACGACGTTTCAGTAACATTGGATTTTTGATCTTAAGACCATCCAAGAACAACTTTGCAAATTCATCATAATCGGAAGGAAGGCATTCGTGCGTTTCTACAACAACACGATCAGCATCTAGTTCAGAACCACCCGATTCTCGTTCAAATCGTTCTTTCCAGGAACGAACCCAATCTTGAGGAAGGATTGGATATGTCAAGTCTTTGTTGTAACGAACAGCTAACCGTTCTCCTTTCTCGTTGTATACAGTTTCAAAGTTAGGAGGATTTCGTGTTAACAACAAATGCCGCTTCAATGCATCAAATTCAATCGTATCTATGTCAGGAATAGATGTAAGAACAGTTTTCATCTTTTCTTCATCCCAGGTAGGGACTGTCTTGACAGGAACAATATACCGTTCGATTGCTCCACGCAATAGATTCATGAGATATGCTATCTCATTTGCGCGGTTGATAACGGGGGTTCCAGATAACGCAACAATCTTACATGTTTTCGTTGAATACAGTAGATCGTATAGTTTACCAGCAGCCGCAGATTCGTTCAACACACGCGAGATAAAGTTATGCACTTCATCAATAATTACAACACTATCTTCATACGGATTTGAACCATCGGGAGGAACATACGTATCAATATTTGCAGACGTAAGACCATTATAGCGAATAAAGGTGAACCTAGATTTTAAAACATCTGTAAATTGAGCTTGAATCACATCCTGTGCGCTTTTGGGGAGTTGTTTATAATTTGGTTCCTCGCCCGACACAGTTGTAAAAAACATGTTCTGCTTGGACAAAAATCCTTCTGAAATACCCATTTGTTTTGCGAGCGCTTGTGTCTCGGGGTTCAAGGACTGTTGTCTCCAATGATGATCGTAAAGATAAAGAGGGGCACCACAAGATTGAAGTTCATTGATGTAGTTTTGTTGTAGAGAAGCAGGTAATATAACATAAACTTTTCGCGTAGATAAGAGCGATTCGGCAACTGCGATGGAGGAACATGTTTTTCCAGACCCGAGACCATGGTAGAGCAACAATCCACGGTAAGGTGTTTCAATTGCGAGATAGTCTCTTACAATCTTTTGGTGAGGAAGAAGCTCACGTGAAGACGCACCTCGTGTAAGACATACATCCACATCTTTGTCTTCCTGTGTTTGTGGAGGCAATGGATATTTTAGAAAAATTCTGGCTACGGCATCTGCAAATGCCTTTCGGTTCGGCAATACGTACGGTCTGGCCATTGTTTCTCCCTAGGATTTATAATGGAACCCTTCGCACGGAAAAATCATCGCATGTGGATGGTTACGATCTATTTGTTTCTTATGTCTGCGTTCCTTTACCTCAAGCCTAGCATTGCGTTTGGGCGTGAGGGACGGATTCGTCCGTTTGGAACACAAGACAAGGAATCTACTATCTTTCCCGTCTGGTTGTGGGTGTTTGTCATCGCGGTTGTATCCTATTGTATGATGATTTACTTCGCTCAGTTCCGTATCTAATCCGTTTCAAATGTCTCCGCCACGGAATGAAGTTTATTCAGCATTCCCATTCGTTCTACATGATGAGGTCGGACTAACGTTTGTGCTTCCTCAAATGATTTCCATGCAATTCCTGAAATCTCTCGGCGTTGCATGGGGGTAAATTTTTGACGCAAATCAATGAGTTCAGGGCGTCTCAGAAGGCCAATAAAGTAAACATGACGATATTGAATACCATTCAGGCCTGTAAAGGTTTCTTCAAAGACAATGTTGTTTGGAATCACATACGCATCGCGTGGTATATTCGTTTCTTCTCCAAATTCGCGAACAGCACATGCGAGATCTGTCTCTCCTCGCATTCGTCTTCCCTTTGGAAACCCCCATTCCGGTTCCGTGTATTCTGACAAGTTTTCTCGCATCAAGGAAACACGGTTTAGTTTATGAAAGCGTTCACGCGAGACAGCATAGTCTGGAGAAGACCGATCATCTCCCCACAGTGATTTCCAGAGAGTTTCAAAACTTTCCGTAGCAATCATGGCCTGTTCCTTCAAAGTCATATTCCGAACCAATGTAGATACATACTCTAGATTTGTTGGATCATATTTCCCTCGCATGAACTCTGCGAAGCTCATACTATCTTTCCGCCGAATCATGAGAATTTGAGTTGTTGTCCAGTCCACGGGTAAATGTGGGCTGTTTAATAGAAGAATACCACATGAAAGCACTGGGTCTTTACAGGTTCGGAAGAGATGACCCTTTCCGCCACAATTATTACAATACATCGTAGATTGTATTGAATTCCGTGTAGACTCAGTCGTCCGTTTTTCCATTGTATAGAGTCCAAAGCTCTCAAGAAAGTTCCTTCCTTAACATAAATGGGACTTTCTGGCTCCAAGCCTCAGCAACAACCGTCTATTATGTTAGGACCGTCTACACCTCCCCCTTCCACTGCTTCGTCTACAATGAAAATTGTAGGATATGTGTTGGGAGGTATTGTCATTGTTCTTGTAGGTGTTGTTGTTTACAACATGATTCAGAGACAACAAGGCCTTCCAACACTATCCGTAGGAAGCACAACTTCTTCTTCAGGAGATAAAATTCCATCTTCGGCAGATGGATCTAAGAAACTTGTGATTCCATCTGGTGAAGTCCCTGTTGGCGCAGGATCCGATTATGGTCTTCAATTTTGGATGTTCATCAAGGATTGGGATTACAAGTTTGGACAAGAGAAGCAAATTGTCAAACGGATTTCACCCACAGGAACAGACGTAAACCCATTTATTACATTACATCCCACAGACAATAGCCTTCAAGTGCGAGTCTCTATCTATCCTCAGTCACCTGGATCCGGAACAGCAGCTGTTCCTACAGCGAGTAGCACGGGAGATTCCTTCACATGCACAGTAGAAAATGTTCCTCTTCAATCGTGGTTTTCGGTGTCAGTCACTGTCTTCCAACGCAATTTGGACATCTACATTAATGGCCGTTTAGTGAAATCATGCGTGCTTCCTGGAATTCCCAAGCCTGTCGTAGGAGATATTGTAGTTGGTGACAATGGAGGATTCTCAGGAACTATCTGCAATTTGAATAGTTATCCAAGTATGTTGGGTCCAGAGGATGCTAGGTCATTCTTTACAGCAGGAACTCGTTGCCAACCTCCTTCGGGAACCAAGACACAGGCAGTTGATCCAAACTCAACATTCATTACGTTGTTCGGGTATACATTCCGCTTCAGCACGCTCGATAAAGCTGGAAAGGAATTAAGCAGTTACACCTTCTAAAAGACAAATGCGGATTCTCCTCAAGTGTCCGACAAGAAGTCGTCCAGAAAAGGTTGTAAGGACGTTGGGAGCATACGTTCGTATGTGTAACGACCTCAGCCAACTAGGAGTCGCTGTATCCTGTGATACAGGAGACGCATCTATGATAGATACAACGGAACTTCAGCGAGTGTTACGTCCATGTGCTTGGAGTCGCATCTTTTACAGTCCAAATCACAGTAAAATTGAAGCGTGTAATGCGAACATGAATGAGATTGATTGGGAGTGGGATATTGTGGTGCTTGTATCGGATGATATGATCCCACAACTTCGCGGATACGACGATGTGATTCGCAATCATATGCTTGCCAAGTTTCCAGATCGCAATGGAATTCTTTGGTTTAACGATGGATTTCAAGCAGATAAACTGAATACGCTTTGTGTGTATGGACGTGCTTTCTATGAACAACAAGGATATATCTATCAACCGGACTATAAGAGCTTGTTCTGTGATACAGAACTGACGGACAAGTGTCGGAACGAATACAAAGATCGATGTGTCTATATTCCATATTGTATCATTCGCCATGAGCATCCAGGAACAGGATACAGTCAGAATATGGATGCCTTGTATGCAACGAATCAGAAATACTGGAACGAAGATATGTATACGTATATTCGTCGGAAGTCATATTCCTATGACTGGTCTGTCTTAATTCCAACCATTCCTGGACGTGAACTTTCGTTACGGAAACTGCTTGGGAGTATTCGTGAAAAAGTATCTCGTATAGCTCCTCATCTTCGGGTTGAATATTGTGTTCGGTTTGACAATCGTGAAATGAGCATTGGAATGAAACGTCAAGAACTTCTTCAGAACGCAAAAGGAAAGTATATGTCGTTTGTAGACGACGATGATGATATTACCGATGCGTATATTGAGGATCTTGTGGAAACCATTCGTGGACAATATCCTGTTATGAGGTTACGAGGACAGATTGCCCAATATACGTTCACACATAGTCTTGAAAATCGTCTGATAAGTCCTATGGCATCCGGAGAAGTCTTTTTACGCCCACCAAATCATCTGAATCCAATGATGACAGATGTAGCAAAACTTATTCATTTCCGTGATTCTGTTCGGGGAGAAGATTTAGATTGGACGATCCGACTGGCACGCGCAGGATTCCTTACCATGGAATACAAGAGTTCTCAAGATCGTATTCATTATTTGTATGAAATGGGAACTCGTAGACTAGATCCAGTCACATTAGAGCTTCAGCGTAATACGTCCTATGAGACGATGCTGCAAATGGTTTGGACTCCAGCAGGACCACAGGTTCCAACTTCTCAACCTTCTTCTGGCCCAGGACCTCGCATTCCGATTCTAAGGCTAGGACCACGAGGTTTTGTTTCCACCTAAGACACAATGGGCATTGGTGGTATTTTCTTGGTTCTAGCACTGGTAGGACTTTTAATCTATTATGCAGTTTCTAGACGTCCAGGAGATGATGGACTTCCTCTCTTGACAGGATCTCAATCTACTTCGGTATCTACGAAGATTACCTACGATATCCCTGTGTCAAATGACCAACCGGAAGGTATAGTCTTTTCATATTCCATGTGGGTTCTTGTGAAAGATTTCACAACCGGATACGGTCAGCAGCGTGTGATTTTGAACAAGGGAGATTGTCCTGGACTCTACATTGATAGCACATCCAATTCATTGGTGGTGAAGATTAAGACATATGGTTCTACAGAATCAGTATTGATCTCTAATCTTCCTGCGATGAAGTGGATTCATTTGGCAGTGGTTGTGAATCAACAAGCAGTCGATGTGTATGTAAATGGAACGTTGCGGCAACATCACACTCTTCTTCAATTACCCGATCAGAATACTGAACCAATCCAAATTGGTTCTGGTTGGAATGGAGTGGTAGGAAATGTGAAATATTACCCTCGCACACTTCGGTATGAAGAAGTGCGCAAGCAATCGCAAGAAGCTCCTCCTCCTGATATGCAACCAAAGATTGGTGGATCCAATTACTTTGACATGACTTGGTATACAGGTCGTTTAAATTCTAAGTAACCAGTTAAATGAGTTCAGGAGGACAACGTGGAATTGATATCTCTGGAGTTCAACCTATGCGTCTACAAAATGCATCTGATGTTGTAGAGCGCAGAAGAATTCAGCTCGTGTATCAGACGTTTGCGTCTACGACAGGAGCGAATGCATATCTGAATGAAACGCCAAATGCTGTGGGATCCTATGTGGATTTTATCAAAGGTCTCAAGGAACAATATACAATGGCAACAGGTGTAAGTTGTGTAGCATGTGCTGGTTTGCCATATCAATATCTTACTATTCGCTCGTTTCGGACCTAGTTCTAGCCTTGCGAGTTCTTTGTAGACGCTCACGAATACGTGCTCGTTCTGTTTTTGGTGCGCGAGGATTATACGTAAAGAAGTAGCGAATGAAGTCTATAGATCCTCTATTTTTAGATAACTTCTCATAGAGAGTTGCCTTGTGCTTCCGCATATCAACTAAGGTTTCTTGTGTTCCCAAACATTCTTTGGGCGTCAAGAGTGAAAACCTACGACGCGGAGAAGAATTTGATATCTCCACTAACTGTTGAGCCACACATAACGTATTCGCAATGTTCTCTTCTTGTGCATTTGAATACAAATAGGCAAAGAAGAACTGAAGAATAGTTGGAATGCTTGCGATTCGTGTTCCATCTCGCATTTCATGAAAACTATGGCAAGCAGTTGTTTCATATACTTTCATATACACGTTTCCCGACTCATCTTGGAGTGAATACAATGGAGGTAAGATCTCATTTCCTTCGTCGAAGAGGTGTTTCTTTCCCTTGATATAACTTTGAATCGTATCATGTTCTGCTAACATCATGACAGGAGTCGTCCAATTCTTCCGCAGATGAATCTCCGCAGCTGTAAATCCAAGAAGAATAAACTTCTGTGTCTTCAAAAGCCGTTTCACTTCTTTTTTATGATGTGACTCAACTTTAGGATGCGATGTAGTTCCTTCTTTACATACAATTGGATGAGCATTGTTTAACAAACGAAGACGTTGGTAAACTTTCTTCCACCGAGACACATCCCCACGCGGGCGTGAGAGTTCAAGATACATAGACATACGAAGGAAATCCGGTGTTACATAATGAATCCCATCCCGAACAACGTTGGCATCCCACAATTTATCAAAAATAGGTTTCTCAAGTTCGGTAATATCTGCGACTGCTTCGTAATCGGCAAACACTTTGAATGTTCCTAAATGTATACCCGGTTTTACTTCGATTGTTTTAATTCCTGCGTCTCTGAGCTGATTTGCCAGACGCATCGCATGTTCTTGTGGTGTAAGCGTAAACATGTCATAATCTGGAATATCATAAATTGGATCGTAAAACCGAGATTCCTTGGGTAGAAGATTATTGATCGCAGTTCCTCCATAGCAAAGCACCCGGTGAGACCTTACAAACTCTTCTACAATCTCAAGTGATTTCTTTACAAGAGGATCGGCAGCCGCCCGTTTGTTGTTTTCCTTCTCAAGTTCGGTCACAATTGCCTCAATCTCTTCCATTATCTATGAGAGAGAAAACGAAAACTTTGGGGTTTTTCCTCTTGAGAGGCAGCAAGGATGCCTCGCCGATACAACCTTCGCAAACGTGACACTACAGTCAAATGGATTGAAGATGACACCTTGCGAGAAACCGAAGATGAAGACGAATCGGAGGACGAGGATTACGTCCCTCCCGAAGAATCCGAAGAGGATGTAGACACGTCCTTGGAAGACGAAGATGAGGAACTAGAGGAAGAATCTGATGATGACGATACTCCTCCTCAGACAATTACAGTTCCGATTCCAAAGCGTGGAATTATGCGGATTGAAATTGATAACCGTGATTATGAAGATACATATCAATCAGACAATGAAGATGAGGAAGAAGAATCAGAAGAAGCAGATGGATTCCTCACTTATCTCATGAACAAATACGTTCCTGCGAGTCGTGTAAGCAAGTTAAAATCTAAGAAGAAGGATTCAGAAGAAAGTGAGGATGAACCTGCTCTGGAACTTAATGAAGAGGAACAAGGATACTTTCAAGATCTTTCCAAGTCCAAACAAAAGAAGATCAACAAACAGATGAAACAACTTGCTACCTTGGTCAAAGATGGAGATGTTCCGTTCAAGTTCCGTGTATTAGACCTTCCTATTCCAGACTCTATCAAAGCATCTGTCATCAAAAAGATTGATATGTTGGACAAGATGGAATCGGATGGAGGAGAAGGACACAAACTTCGTAGTTGGATTGAAGGATTCTTACGGGTTCCCTTTGGAGTGAATGTTCCTCTTCCTGTGAAGATTGACGATGGTCCAAAACCATGTGCGGAATTTCTCGCAGAGACACGAAAGGTGTTAGACAAAGCAGTCTACGGTATGCCATCGGCAAAAACTCAGATTATGCAAATCTTAGCACAATGGATTTCTAACCCTGCGTCGGTTGGAAATGTAATTGCTCTGAAGGGACCTATGGGCGTAGGAAAGACAAGCTTTGCGAAACATGGAGTGGCGAAGGCACTTCGTAGACCCTTTGAATTCTTTAGTCTAGGAGGAGCAGCTGATAGTGCAAACTTTGTAGGACATGCCTATACTTACGAAGGTTCTACTTGGGGGCGTGTAGCAGACAGTTTGATGACAGCCAGATGTATGAACCCCGTTATGTATTTTGATGAATTAGACAAGGTTTCTACAACTCCACATGGTGAGGAAATTGTGAGTATGTTGATCCATATGACCGATCGCACACAGAATACACAGTTTCACGACAGATACTTCGCAGGCGTTGACTTTGATTTATCTCAATGCTTGTTTGTCTTCTCCTTCAATGACGAATCCAAGGTTCATCCCGTGCTCAAGGACCGTATGCAAGTGATTCATTGTTCCGGATACACATCTGACGAGAAGAAGATCATTCTGACTCAATATGTATGGCCCCAATTAGTTGAACGCGTTAAGTTAGAAAATGTCACTATTTCAGAAGATGCGATCAAGTTTATGATTTCAGAATATTCAAAAGAAGAGGAAGGAGTGCGCACGCTTATGCGCGCAGTTGAAACACTTCTAACTCGGATCAATCTTCTGCGTATCGCAGACGAAGAAACTGCTAAATCTTATAAGTTCTATACGAAGATCAAGTTTCCACTCGAGATTACAACCGATATGACTCGGCATATCTTAGAAGACATGACACCCCAGACCAATGAATCGTGGCGCCATCTTTACAGTTGAACCCATTGTAATTGAGACATAGGTATATGCATTAAACATGGATTGTCGTCCATGGTAGAAAATACAAACTCAATGATTTTTTCATTTCGCAAGGCAACTCCAATACAATATTCAATCGTGCGCTCACGGAACACGAATGGCAATGAAATGGCCTTTGGACGATACGATTGAGCATTCAAGGCAACAAAACAATGATAATATTTGCGTGGAGTTGAATATTCTACAAAATGAACCAAACACCAGAGCTCGTCTCCTACACGGATTGGAACCGCAGATCCACGTAGGTGTTCGAAAAAAGAAGGTGTTGTATGTTCGTTATACAATGAAAGTGTATTCCCTTGAAGCTTTCCAAGTTCCATTGGATGCCAACGATAAATGATATCATCCGTTCCATCAATCGGAATCCAGTTCTTCTCACAATCTTGATCACGTGGAGATTCAATCACCCTACATTGCGAGTAAATTCCTGTTTCGGGATGATAGTGTCCTTGAAGGATGCGAATTTTGTCCGAATACTCAGCTGTCGTCGCAGTAAAACAGAGATCTCCTGACTTGTTCGTATACACGCGAACATCTTCTAATCCCAGAATATGTTTATCCTTTCGTGGAAGTGAAACTGATTCATCCTTCATTTGAATCGTTCGTTCAGGACTCCACAATGCATTTTGTGTGCGAACTTTATGAAAATCTGTGTATTTCCCTTCTTTCATTGTATACGAACCTGTCTTGTGATCAATGTCGTAATTTACAAAGCGCACGTTGTGGTAAATAGTTCCCTTATAGGTAAACATACATGTCGAAGTAGGATGGTAATCACGTCCACATGCGTCACGAAGAATAGGATGAGTCCGTGGAGTTCCTCCTAAGGGTTCAATATAAAAGGGTAAATTTTGAAAGACATTGTGGATATGATGTGATTTGCGAACAAGATACTCCATTGCTTCACGCAAACCATCCTGACGTTTTCCGATATAATAATTTAGAATAGTTGCTTCGTAGTCAAACAAACCTGTATACACATCTCGTTCCACAAATAGGGAATCAGAAGGCTGTGGAAGTGTCCGTCCTTTCTGGAGATAATGATATGCTTTATAATGTTCACCGCATTCTCGGAAATACTTGGTAAGTTTATACAACGCTTCTGCGCGTTCGGGACGATAGGCATTCGCACGAATCATCCAGCTTTCAAACCGAATGGGATCTTTCAGACTTAAGTAACATTGTGCGATCATATAATGCGAATACCATATCTCTTCAAACCAACCTCCTGTTTCAATACGTTTCTTATACATAGCAATGCTGTCCTTGAATCGCCCTAAACTATGATATGTCTGAGCTAGATAGAACATATAACGTCCATTGGTTGGATCTTCGTTCAAACCGGTTTCTAACAAACGCGCGTCTCGTTCAAATTTATCTGCCTTACAACCTCCATCGTTGCGGTCATCAATCCAGGCAATTGATTTTGAAAGAGGAGCACTTGGGCCATCCCAATATTCATGCGTGACACCGCGACAAACCCACTCGTAGTCCATGCGCACCAATCGGGTATTTGGATACTCAAGGTTACCAGCTACTTGAATCAGTGTATAACCGGGTTCCGTTAGCGTGTGTTTTCTGAGTTGTCCTGAAACAAGAACCATGTCAGCATCCAACAAAACTCCGTAGGTTTCCTTCAAATCCCATCCGAGACTCTGAACACATTTCTTTGCTTCTTCGAAACTCTTGGTGCGGTTTGTTCCGAAATCTTTCCATTCCGACGTGGTCAATGAACCCGGATGTTCTTCAAGAAACTCAGTCGCAATATCTCGGGTAGTGTCTGTGGATCCGGTATCGTGAATACAAAAGAGGTCTATTGTTCCGACTAATGCATCTAAACATCTGCGAAGAATGCGGGATTCGTTCTTAACCATAAGGATGAGAACGAAGCGCATCGCGTCCAGTTTGATTCAACTCTTGCCCTTCTGTCTAAACAAATGAGCACCGACTTTGTAAAACAGAGCCTTCGGGACAACCTCGCACGTGTTCTGGTGCCACATGTAGCAGATGGTCTGTGGAGCATTTATGACAATGCACTCCAAGCATGTCAACGGAACAATCAATTGGACAAAACACTCCAGACATTTCAGAACCTTCTCACTCGCGTGCCACAATGGGGAGATGAAATCCTTCGCAAGGAAGTGGAACGGATCATCTTAGCTTCCAAGTGTGAATATCTGGAGGATCTTTTGCTTGGTGTCTTTGTGAGCTACATTCGCGCGTTTGCCAGTCTCCAGCACTCCGAAACTACACACGTGAATGTAAATTTTGAACGTCCTAGTTTGGAATCGTTTGTGCATGGATTTTACAAGCTCGCAGCTCGCAAAAGTTGGACAGCTGCTTATTTATTCAAGACAGTCGGTGTCTCCTCGGAACAACAAGCTCGGAACCGTCGTGATATCGAGAAAATGTTGGAAGATGTTCTTTCCCAAACGATAGATGGTTTCATTCCATGGCGCGAGATTAGCAAGGCATATTTCCAATCTACTTCTGAAGCTGCTCCTGCTCCTGCTCCTGCTCCCGAACCTGCGAAGCCTGTTCAATTTGAAGAGAAGAAGAATGAAGTGTATGAATTTGAAACAGACAATGAATCTTCTGACGAGGAAGAGGAGGAGGATGATACTCCACCTCGCATCCAACTCGGAGAAGATATCAAATTAGATGACATAGAAGAGGATAGATCATCTGTAGCTACAGAAGATGAATTAGAGTCAAAACTCAAGAATGCCGAAACTGTCTCGTTAAATCTTTAAAACTCGTTCCGCTCCCGCTGAACAAAGATGGATTCATATACACTCGGAATCATCGTAGCTACAGTTGTGGTTGTAACTCTTTTGTTGTATGTCTATGATAGGCGGTCAAAGCAACAAGCTGTAGAAGTAATGGATGCTGCAAAATTGGCAATTGGAGCAGGAGCTATCGCAGGCGGTGTTACATACGCCGTTGGCGGCGACTCTTTGCCCGACGTTGTTGAGAAGATTTCCGCCGTGACCGAGACCGCGCAAGAGATGTTCGTTGGGAAGCCCGAGTTTTAGAGCGGCGTTTCCGACGACCACCATCTTCGACCGCCATATGTCCACTATCATTAAGATTTAACTTAGCCATGGGTCCAACCAATTGGTCTACTTGATCTCCAACTAAACAATAGCGATAACGAGCTCCTCTGCGTTCTCCGCCATCTCCCCAAAGAGGAACTGTTTTGTAGAGTTGTGGATCTCCCATTGCCTCACCTGGTTGTTGAGCTCTGTCCAAGCGAAAAATCGCAATCACGGATTGAACGAATTGTTCTTCTTCATCCATGATGTTTTGCTTTCCTACGAACCATCCTGTAAAGATAAGCTCATCACCATCTTCCGCTTTTGGATAGACTTCGTATTTAGACCCCTCTACAAGCTCAAATGAATTGACTGGGTCATTGCACGGTGGCATTTGTTTTAAAAAGCCGATTTGATTTCTACACAACCAGAAATGGTATAAAAAATACCGATAAATGAAACCCCTCAATTGTTTCTAACCTACTCGCCCGATCTTTATATTCGAAATATGATTCACCGCAACCCATACGATAAACACCCATGTCACAAGAACATACGTCGCGGTCCATAATTGAACAGCATCTGTCTTTGGAACCATATCTCCTGTATCGGACGTCGTCAAAGACCCGATTGCATAATGGAGATAATCGGCGGGTGTTTTTGCATTGGTAATCTGATCACGGAAAAACACGAACGTCAACATCGCAAACACGATATTGATTATGAATGCGAATGTGAGAAGGGAGATGAATGTGCGCATTTATCTTTTGGAAGTATCATAATTCTTAGGAGGGTGTTTCTCTCGCTAGAACACAATGGCATCGTACAGTCTTATGAATTATGTGCGTCGGCTAGGAGTAGAACCATCAAAAGATGGTGTTTACACCTTTACGTTTGACGAAGGGAATGATGTTCATGTTCAACTTGTAGTAGATCTTATGGTGGACTTTGGAATAGATATGCCTAAGGATGGAGACACTGTCAAGATTACTACAAAGGGTAAAAAAGTAACTGGTATCACTGTAGAAGAAGATCCCGGTGTTCCAGGTGGTTCTAGAAGACGCTCAAGACTCAAGAAAAAGACACGGCGTTCCAAGCGGCACCGCGGTTACACGAAACGCCGTTAATTTTACAATCTCTCTCCTAGGAACTGCATCTTTACAATAGCGAGCAATTGCTTTATAGAGGTGAAATCCGTGGTAACGATCATGATTGTCTCGCTTTTTACGAAACATCACAGAAGATCCATCACTTTGTGTCATCCATTGGTTGAATACATCAAACAACGGATGTCCTGTTTGTTTATCTGGTCCCTCTGGAAACATATCCCAAAACACAGATGTCGCAAACCGACACAAATCAAAACTTGGATTGGGAGGTAGATGAGGTTGAGCAGATGTGTAGAAAGGATCCATATTATATTGCCCAGATGCCTCTTCATCCGGTTGGAATTGGCTGCTTACAAATTGCTTTGGGTCTTTCATTCCAATTAATCGCAACGATAAAATCGCACGATCAAAGTCGATAATCTTCAAAACATATCCGAACGTAGGAAGACGGTAGATGATACCATTTGTCCGATAATACAGATACTCTTCGGATGTGCGAACATACATGACATTGTTTCCATGTAGGTCGTTGTGCGTCAATCCATAGTTTCGTTGCGCATACGCCAATGCCATGACAATTTGTGCGACCCAAGCGGCATGTTTTTCGGGTTCCGGATGAGCTTTCAGCAAATCATAATACGTTCCCTCACATTTTTCCATAACAGTTGTGATCACTGGAACATTCCGAAATGTAGCCCATGCGAATGGTTCTTCCTCTTCTACATAGGATTCCGAATCCCCTCCATCCGAACTTTCGCAATCACACGATTCAATTTCAAATGCATCATCTGATTCATCGTGTGAACATTCTTCGTGAAAACTTGATTCATTGTCGCTTTCTACACTCATACTCGGTGTATCCACGGATGGATTGCTAATATAGTCAGCAGATACATCTTCAATCATCTCTTCAAGATTTGCTTCTTCACCCAACTGAACTTCTGGACGTTGACTACGTGTGTGTTGAAATTCAGCGTGTGTCTCTGGTGTTCGTAATTTAAGTTCAAATGTAGATCCTAAATTATCCTTGAACCATTTACGATCTGATAAATCTTCGTAATCATCTGAAATATCGATTGTATGCGATCCTGCCAATCCTACATAAACTCCATATACCTTAGGAAAATGAACACAACCAGATTCAGATAATACACTGCTTGCTAGAGCACCTACATATCCAGCCGAATGCGGGCTTTGAAGTTTGTCCTGGAGATCACTCGCAATGTCTCCTGGATTGGGAAGACCAAATGGACCATAATCACCACGCATCCACTTGTAAGGGCTTAACAGCATCGTGGTCTTGCGATGAATATCAGCGACGTTGCCTTTGGTTGTTTTAATTTGAGATTTGGAGATTACACTATCTACTTCTTCATTCAGTTTCAGACCATACTCACGTCGTGCCGTAAGTGTATCTGTCTTGAACAACGTTTCCAGGGATGGAAAAAAGGGTTGTGGATTCTGAAGATCCCAAAGAGAGGTGTCTACCTTGGCATGACGAGACAATTTGAGAGACACGGCGGTCGTGCGAAGATCCTTCACCATTGTTGTTGACTCCAGTGAATCAAACTGAAAATGAAACGACAAGTTCGTCTACACCCCATCCGATGTTTTCTATCTACGTAAACAAGATGAACTTTCAATTGCGAAAGTTTGATATTGATATGATCAAGGAGAGATGTGACATTGATTCACGAAAGTCTCCTATGATTGTGATCATCGGAAAGAAGGATACGGGAAAATCCTTCTTGGTGCGTGATATTCTCTTTAACACACAACAGTGTTTTCCAGTTGGAACTGTCATTTCGGGAACAGAGGTTGCGAATGAATTTTTTCAACATATGGTCCCTTCCAAGTTTATTCATGACAAATATTCGCCAAGTATCGTGATGAATGTTATCAAACGTCAAATGAATATCAAACAAAAGCGAAA